TCTGCACCACGCAAGTCTGCACTACTCAAGTCTGCACCACGCAAGTTTGCACCACTCAAGTCTGCACCACGCAAGTCTGCACTACTCAAGTCTGCACCACGCAAGTTTGCACCACTCAAGTCTGCACAAACTCCACCATCTTCATTCATTAGCCATTTTTTATGCAATTCTAATACTTTATTTAGTTCTTGTTGTTTCATGCCATTTTCCTTATTGCCCATAGTACATTCGGGCGGTTGTTCACGACTTCGGGGATGACTGCAATCGTCTTGTACCCCTTGCACGATTGTGTGCGTTGTAATTCGAGATATGCCGACTGCTCTGCTACTGTCGGACTGTGACCTTGCTTGTAAACACATAGCAACTGTCCTTTGTTTGTTTCGATATAGACGTGATACAGTTTCATATTTACCTCCATTTCGGCTCTGGCCAGTTTTCATAATCTTCATCACGAATCGGGTTCATTTTTCCTCCATGACGGACTCTAATCCGCCCATTAGTTTTTGCAATCTCTTATCTTTGGCACGGCTCTTCAACGGCCGGATGGTGTTGTTGTACTGCGTGATCAGATGGCTTATCTGCGACTGTAAGAACTGCTCGGCTTCGGTGTCGCTCAACCGGTCGATGTGTACATATTCCCTCTGACCAACGGGTAGCAGGATGACACCTTTCTTCCGCTGCTCTGATATGACTTTTCGGACTGTGCGTTCGTGCTTTTTACCCCAAGAGTGCGTATAGACTCTGCCGAATATCTCGATTTGTTGCTCGACCTGTTCTCGTATCATGTTTTAACCTCAAACAAACTCACTTGTTTTATCCTTTCGTTCGCTATGTCGCAGTATTCTTTGCTAATCTCAAAACCTATAAATCTTCGGTTGTTCATCAGCGACATTTTGGCAGTAGTGCCACTTCCCATAAATGGGTCAAGTATAATGTCGTTTTCATTTGACCACGATATGATATGATCGTTTGCTAATTGTTCGGGAAATATTGCTGGGTGTTTATACGCTAATCTGTCAGATGATGAATGATTTCCTGTAAGATAATTCCATATATTCCCAGAAATTTTTTTATCGTTTATGTTTCCTTTTTTATTTTTTTCTAATAACTCACTACCTGTTTTTCTAATTGTTCCTCCAGATTTCTTACCTTTATTTATGCAATCTTTCATAATTGGTATAAATGTTTTTGGTTTTCCTTTGCTAAACACAAACATATATTCAAACTCTTGTTCGTATCTATTGTGTGTCAATGGAGGTTTTGAAGAAGAATATATCATCGTGTCATGTAAGTTGAATCCGATTTCTTTGAAGTACAATGCTTGTCTGAACGATGTTCCTGTTTCACTTCCATTGATTGTTTGGTCGCCCACTATCCAAACCACGACACCACCTTTTTTTGTCACTCGATACAACTCTTTTGCTATTCCTGTGAAATCAAATTTGAAACCGTTGTAGGTTCTAAGATTGTCATATGGTGGACTTGTCACAGTTAGGTCGATACATTCATCGTCAAGTAGTTTTAATCCGTCAAGACAATCCATGTTGTGAATCTTATTCACTTCAATCATGATTCGATTTTCTCCATGTTCTCGATCAATTCTTCGATTCGTTTCTTCAACTCGGGGTCAGTGGTCAACTTCGCTAAGGTTTTCCAATAATCTATGTTTGATTGGTTTAGTATTTCTTGTGGGTTCATTATTGTTCGCCTCGGATAGCCCTAGAAAGGCGGTTGTACGACGAGTTTATGCTTTCGACATATTCTGATAAGGTCATCTCTTCTTTCGTGTCCATCGCCTTAAATCTTGCATACAATCTCAATGCTTGTTCGAGGTTTGCCGGGTATTTCTGCAAGTCGTAGAGTGGATAACCCTTTTTATCGACTTGACCTTTCCATTTAATGAGCGAGAAACCCGACCCGCTATCTTCAATAAAATATTCTTCATCTAGTTTAATTTTCATCGTTCCTCCGGTGTCGGAAATGCTTTATATCCGACGATTTGATTGACTGCTTTTGTAGGTACTTCCCGTTGCGAGAAGATGGATTTTGACACACATTTTGCGTCTTTGAATATCTTTCTCGCTTGGTAAGTGGATGTTTGTAGTTGCTCTTTAATTTGGCTGATTGTGACGTAATACTTCATAAATCCCTCCACTTATATTTTTGGTTTTTTGTTTTGAGATTCACTTTTTGCTTACCTTTAACTTTTTTTAACTGTTCAATTTTCGCTTTTATAAAGTTTGGTCTTTTCTTCGCTACTCCCATTTATGATTCCTCCTCTGAGTATTTCCATCTGAAACCTTTATAAGACGGGTAGTTCCCCCTACAGCAATGCGATATACCTTGATATAAAACTCCGTTGGATTTAGCCGCTGATATGAGTGATGGATATTTTCCTATGAATTGATAATCCATGTCATATTGAGAAACAGCCCTGCCATCTTTTTTTGTTCTCTTTTTTTCTTTTTGCAGTTTCGGTTTTTTATTCTTCTTTAAATTGTGAAAATACTTTTTTGGTTCTTTCCCGAAAGAAAATATGAATCCTTTGTAAGTTTGTTGAGAACCTCTGCAAACTCTACCAATTAAATCTGATCTCATACCCATTTTCCTTGATGTTTCCATAATGCTGTTAAATCTAAACAACTCATTCCCATTCAAATCAGATACAATAACTTCTTTCATAAAATTTCTGATGGCGTTTTTGTGGTTTTCTTTTGCTTCTTCACTTAATTCCCATACACCACCACCAGTAGTAGAGTTGTAACCTTTTTTCATAGAGTCAAACCTCTTGATGTACTCAGTTTCCTTAATGTTTAATGTTTCAACTAATTCTCTTTGGTTATTAGTTTCCACTCGTTCCACAAGGTCAATCACGAAGTTCTCTCCACCATGTTTTTTTAAAGCATTAGCGAATTTGTGTTTATGTTTTTTACAATCTTTCAAATGACCATTGAATCGTTTTTCTAATGAAATTCGTGTTTGACCGATATAAATTTTTCCGTTCACGATATTTGTAATTTTATAAATATACCCAACATTCACGATCAATCCCTCCTTTGTCCAATGGTATTAGACATTAAGCGTAAAAAAAATTAAAGTACGATATTTTGCTCTATGCTGACTCCAAGATATTTGGCGATTCTGATCAATTCATCTGCTCGCCAACTTCGAATGCCACGCTCTTTTGTTGAATATGTCACAGGTTTCATCCCCACTGCTTTCGCAAATTCTGCCTGATTCATACCCTTGATGTTACGCCATTGCTTGATTGTAAAGCGATTTTGCTCTGCCATATGTTCCCCCTTTCATTGTCCATTGCTACTAGACAACTCTATCTTAACACATGTTTTGACCAACTACAATAGACAAATGTATATTTTTTTTACTTTTTTGCGATGTATTTATATACAAACATTGTTGCATAGTGTACAATGTAATTGGACAAGGAGGTTCTTAACTTATGACAACAAACGAGAAAATCGGACTTAAATTGCGTCAACTTCGTGAAAGACGTAATTGGTCATTAGAAGATGTAGCGATCAGACTGAAGAAGAGCCGTAAAAGTGTCCATGCCTACGAAAAGGGTTTAGTATCTATCAGCGTCGACAACCTTGAAGCACTACTGAGAATTTACGGTGTTCGCTTGGGTAAATTTCTTGATGATATAGACGAATAATTTTTTTGCTCTCTATGTCCATTATGAAAGGACAAGGGAAGAAAAGCAAGTGAAATCTGTACAATTAGTATATGTTTCTATTTCACAAAGGAGGTAACAAATGTCAATTCACAAAACCCCAAAAGGTCACTATTGCTTTCGAGTGTATGTGACCGACAAGACCGGGAATAGAAAAAGCGTGTACCGATCAGACCCATCGTGGACTCGCAAGAAACACGCAGAAATTGCTCAAACCGAGTTCTTGCAGAAAAGCCTGCACCCCGAACCGACCACCTTTAACGAGGTCGTCAAGGACTACATGGAAGTGCGAAGTTTGACCGTGAAGAAGTACACGGCTTACAACATGCAACACCTCATAGAGCGTCATATTTGCCCTGTGTTCGGCAAAATGCGTTTAGACCGTATAACTATCAAAGACATTCAAACGTGGCAGAGAACGCTTGTGATGAGTTCCTATAGCGATTCTTTGATTTGTAAGGTACAAAAGTTCTTCAAATCCATCATGCACCACGCTTATTTGCATGACTACATTTTGAAAGACCCTTGCAGAACGATGAAGATTGCCAAGAAAGACGAGATACCTTCAAACGATCATCGCCTTTTGTCCCCGGTGGAGTTCAATCACTTTCTCTCAGTCGTGGATGATCCGATGTATAAAACGTTCTACATGGTCTTGTATTGGTGCGGCTTGAGGTTTGGCGAAGCTTCGGCATTGACCTTTGAAGATGTAAACCTTGCTAAGAGTTCTCTGACAGTCAACAAGACCTATAACTACTATTTCAAGGCTTCGTCATCGCCTAAGTCCAAAAACTCGCACAGAACCGTTGAAATGCCCTTAGCCGTCGCACAACAACTCAATCAGTTACTAAAGATGTATAATGTCCACTATGACCATGACATGACTTGCCGGATATTCCCGATTGCTACGATCCCCCTTGCACATCGTCGTTTGGATAAATGGGTCGAGTTATCGGGTGTTGAGAGATTCACGCACCATGATCTGCGTCATTCATGCGTCAGTCTATTAGCTTCTGCCGGATTCAACGACTTCCAAGCAGCGAAACGCATGGGGCATGACGTGAAAATGTTCAATGAAGTGTACGGTCATCTGTTCGATTCCGACCAAAAGAAGATGACAAAAGCAATGGATAAAATGGCTAAAAATTAATGTTTATGTAATTATTATGTAATGGTGAAACTGAAAAACAAAAAAAGCCCACTAAACAGTGGGTTTTCTTTAGGTGCATATCATCACCCCGATTAATTATAGCATACATATCAAAGCATACGCAAAAAATCGAATGAGTGCTAAAGTATCACTAAACAGTGCATTTTTGTGCGTTCGTGATTTTTTCGCAATCAAACCGATTGAATAGTTTTGAGAAAGTTTATGTAATTTTTAAGTAATCCAAAATGTAAAACGAAACCACGCCAAATTGTAAATTCGTCATGTTTGACTTTCAATATAACATTCACTATGTTACATTGTGACATTTAATCTGTTACATCTGGAAAAATTGTCACGGTTTACTTTCGTGCACAAATGATGTCCGTTTCTGTGCATGATTATCTGCACCTGTTAATGTGATTATTTAACAGTGTTTGGTGCAAATAAAAAAAGTAGGGTTTCCCCTACTTGATACTCTCGATATAAACTCTGTTTCTTAAATAATTGTAATGACCTCGAACCAATATAGCCCCTGTGGGTATGGTTAAGTTATTTCCCGATAAGTCAATGATTGCGTCAAAGTCACTGTTCACAGACAAACTATAAGGTATCTGTGAATAACGGAGAGTGATCAAAAAATCTTTAGAATGGCTTGGTGGGTTTGTAAACATAAACCCGTTAACTGGGTCGCCCCCACCAAAGACCATGACATAATTATCTCCATATTTTAGATTATAATGAACTTTGCTATCTGTGATAACACTTGTCGCAACACTACTGTAATAGTCTGTACTTCCGTCTTTGATAATTTCAACATCCCAATGTGCAGGAATCAATGAAACACTTAAACCGTTGTTTGATGTTCCGTTAACACCATTTTTGTTTTTCAACGGTGTTATGTAATATTTCTTATCAAAATATCTGACAAACCCTAAACGATATTCGATCCATTCGATTAATGTTTCAGAAGCGTTCCCTATCGGATTGTCAATGAATTTGTTTGAGTACATATAAGTATTCACTGTTCCGCAACCTATGAATTGATTAAATCTCGATGTGTTAAATTCAAATAAATAATCAGCATTAGGAAGCTCAAATCTGCACGATATAAACTTATTTGATAATGCCGAATTGAAAATGATACCTTTTTTAGCACTACCCTCAAATGCAACACCAACAAATGTGTTTTCGTTGATGACTGATGTTCCTTGATTGTCTAATATTAAGTGCGTCGGTGTTAGTGGGTCATTGCTTGGCATTGATAAACTCCCACTGTAGAATTGATTCTGTGTAATATAACCATCAGAACCTTTGGCAATTCCTAATATATTGACGGCATTAGAACGCATGTAACCTATTGTAAAGTTATTATATGTCACACCCGAATAACCAGTCCCATATCTTTCGCCAACAAGTTTCACACCAATGTAATTGTTTAGTATAGATTTGAGATTGATTTTCCCATAGAATGAATTCCAAATTTCAACACCGATTGATGTCGCTTGTGTTTCATAGTTCTTGCCCGATACTCTGATGATGTTCAATTCAATATCGAGTGAATAATGGTTGACGTGATTTGCTCCGAGGTTTCCTTTGGCTTCATCGTTTTTTACCAGTAAAGCAACGTTGCTATGGTCTGCCAAAATATAGCCTTTCATCGTCATCTTGATTTCTCTTTTGATTTGCAATGTTCCTGTCGTTAAAAATAAACGTTTAGGAAAGTCAACACTATCTCCGGCTGACATGGAGTTTAGTATGTTTTGCAATGCTACGGTGTCGTCTGTTACACCATCGCCAACTGCCGGAGCCAGACCATTGGGAGGATTCAAAACGTTGATTGATCTTGTGTTTATATTATTGTTTGATTCTAATAATTCAGAGTTGGTGTCATTCGGTACATTGGCTATTTTGTCAATTTCTGCCAACCTTAAATTGAAATTGGTTTCTGTGTTTTCGTATCCACTACCGACTGCTTGATCGTAAGCATTTTCCCCATCGAAATAATCAACCCCTTTTATAGGAGTATAACCTGCGTCGCCTTTTTGTCCTTTTCCTCTTTCGATAACTACGGTTGAAATTGTTTTGTTTGTGATGTTAATTGCCATAAGTATAATCCTTTTCGATAATTAACTCGGTTGTTTCACTACTGGAAATAACACCATTGTCATTAAATTCAATATCGAAGAAAAGAATCCCGATAGGGAATGCAGAAGTTATAGATGGCGAAAGCGTGAACTCGTATTGACCTAATTCATTGGTCGGAGTAATTGTGAAAGAAGCAAGTTTCTTTTCCATATGATTTCTGATATGCGATTTGATTGTTCCGCCTGTAATTGGTTGACCTAATTCATCAACTCGATTGACTAAAAATGTCAATGTATCGCCACGTTTTAGTTTCATGTTCTTTCCTCCTTATTGCTCTGCTCTATAATAAATTGATGCCAAATCAAGAGTAGTTGAAGAAGTGGCTTGTAACCAACCAGTGGACAATAATTCTGTTCTTCTAAATGCAGCACTGTTTGTTGGGTCGGGTACTATGAAATATTGATGAATTGTCGGTCTAAGACCCACAGGCATTTGAAACACATTGGCCGATGTTCCGCTTGAAATTCTACCCCTAAAATGAACAAAACCCATTTCATCCTTCATATATTGAGCAGTATAACCCGAAGTGCTAACCCACCCATTCAACAATGACAGTGTTGTCCATGCTTCCTGTGTCTTGTTTGCTTTTGCACTTAGAAGATTATTGGCTTCGGTTTTGTTATAGTGATTGGTTGATAAGTAAGATAAGGACACTTCGCCAGTATCGCCTTTTGCACCTTTTAATGACAAGATATAATCTGCTTCTGTGCCTACATTTCCATTTGCTAACCAAACTTCGTAAGCCGATAAACCCTTGTCGCCTTTTGCACCCTCAACCAAACCAAAAGCAACTGTCAATCCATCGTTGGCTTGTGTGATTGAAGCAGTAGGACTTTCTCCATATGCAACTGATGTCGCAGTAACGGATTTGATTGTCAATCGTTCGTCAATGACGGTTTCGATGGTTGCCACGACTGAGGCTGTTGCGTTGTCGTTGTTTAACTGAGATTCGATCGTGACGGATTTCTTCGGGAAACCTTTTCTCTTGCCATCTAACTGAACATAGGGATTGATGACCAACGCACCTTTTTTCGTGTGTGCTGATGTTAATGTGAATGTAGCGATAACGTCTGTAACGACCGGGGAAACACCGAGGATGTCGGCAGTTCCATCGGACATGGATAGGTCGCAGCGTTTCTCCCAAGCTTCGTAATCTGTGCCTGTGAAGTCTAGGACTAACTCGATGGTTTCGTTGTCTGCGTTGAATGTGGGAGTTAAAGTCAAACGGGATCCGTTCATGATGTCTTTAACTGCGTAAATGATTTGTTGCATAGTTCCTCTTTCTATCTGCTAACCCCGTCGGGTAAGCACGATTATAAATTAGCTAATGTTAGTACGATTCCGACAAAAGCCGTCAGAGCCGTGCCAATGATCAATCTCATCGCCCATATTTGCGATGTTTCAATTTTCTCTACACGTTCCTCGACTCTGTCAAAACGGTTGTCGATAGCCTTATGGCTTTCTATATCGATTTTCGGTTGCATTTCGATTTGCGTTTCCATTCTCGACACCTTGTTATTGATGGCGTTTACACTTGCGATGACTTCGTCAAGTTTAGCAATGATTTGTTTGTTCTGACTGGGTTGTTGTGTCACTTCAGAACCTCCTTTACAATGGTGACGGATACACCGTCTTGCGATAATGTGACGTTGATCGGCTTTTCGACTTCTACGATTTTCTCGACTAACTTCGTGACGATGTTTTCTTTTACGTCTAATAGATTATAAGCAGCGTACACCTCTTGACCGTTTTGAATGAGCTTCGCCCACTGGTAGCCGTCAATGAGTTCTTTCGTGACACTGACGAATCTCAATCCCTCCATCGGTACATGACCGAGTTGGTTTGTGGCTAAGAGTGCCGGAGTCGACCTTATGCGAACGTTACTAAACTTTGGAATCGCTAACGGTAATTTGTCGAATAGTTCTGTCATTTTCTGTACCCCTGTTCCTGTTACTTCTGTAAAAAATGTGACCTTTAACGGGTCTAAACCGAATTTGCTGACATCCCAATAGGAGTATGTTTTATACCCGATGGGAATGAGTAAAACCTCAAAATGCAAGTGTGGGCCTGTGCTTAAAGACCCCGTGTTTCCACCGAGTCCGATAATCTGACCTTTGCGAACGATGTCGCCTACTTTGACTCGTCTTTCGTGCAAATGCAAGTATCTCGTCTGATACCAGTGAGCACCCTCATGCCTTATAGCGATGGTATTTCCACCACCCGACATAAAATAAGAAGCGATGACGATTCCATCATCCCATGCCCTTATCGGAGGGTTGACTAGACCGATACGAACCCAACCTAAATCAACTCCCCAATGTGCCGAGCCTTTGAATGCTTGGGTTAAGTAACCTTTTTCTAAAGGGGCGAACATTAGCCCACCCCCTCAATTTCCTCTCGTGGCGCGTCTTGGAAGAACCTCTTGCCTTTGAGTTTTTTCAGTAAATCGTCAAGGTCTTGCAAAACGGCAACATCATCTAATTCTAATAGATGGCAAATATTGATCAGTGCCGAGTTGGTATGATAGACCGTGCTTAGTCCGGCAATGAAGAAGAATATCGGTGCATAAGCAATGTCTAAGACTTCAATGTCGCCTAGATAGTAATAACCGTAAACCAATAAGGCTAAAGCGATTTCTTTCTTCAGAACGCTGCCGAACCCTTGCCAAAAGATTTGAATGTCGAAGTCTTTCCCGACGGATTTCACAACACCGACCAAGAAGTTTATACCGATGATGGCGAATATGAAGATGATAAGTTTATCCATGTGTTCCTCTTTCTACTCCAAGCCCGCTAAGTGCCGTTGAAGTTTCACTAAATCCAATACGTCGATGACCCCATCCCGATTCATGTCGGCATTCCCCGGGCATTTCATTTTGTCGCCCAATTCAACATGACGGTGCAAGATGACTAAATCCGTTATCGTGACTCGTCTGTCGCAGTTCACATCGCCCTTTACGGGTTTTGGTATGTCAACACAAACGATGATACAAAACAATAACAATACAAATGCTAATATGATGATGTTTTTCATGTTGTCCTCCTAGACCATGTATGAACCAGAAATAAATACCGAAGCACTTGTATCTAATGTTAAACCAGCAGTAAAGGCAATATTACTCGCAAATGTGTAAAATCTTATTCTCGCAACGTTAGGCACACACATTGCACCTAACTGATTTGCATAAGTCAAACTTGACGGAATGACAACCACTGGCGACCATGAATCACCATTATTGAATGGCAATGTAACTTCCATGTTTCCAGTTCCTGTGTGAGCAGTCCATGTTAATTGAATGTCAAAATTAACCTTTCTACCTATCTTTGTGTACTTACCGACTTGTGCCAAATATGTGCCTGTTCCAGCAGTAGTTGTCCCAATAACTGTCGGTGACCATGTTCCGTTGGTCATAATTGATTCACCATTAAGAACAACATCTTTTGCCGACAAAATTTTTACATCTATTAATTCACCAGTTAATTTATCCGCTTTCATAACAAATGTCTGACCAGTATGACCGCCTGCCGATACTGCCGTTGTTTTAATTTCCCCCGAGGTAGTGCCTATGCGAATGACGGATCTTATTTGTCTGCGTGGCGTTGGCAATGGTGTTCCACTCTCTACATAAGCAACGATTTGAGATAAATCAGTGATCGTTAATGTGCCACTGTTGTTGGTGTCATACACTTCATTTTCGTAGTCTGTCGGAGTGTCTAACCCCGCTAAGATTCGTCTTAATTTACTAATATCGCTATAATCGTATTCTTTGTTAAATAAATCTGATGTGTAAACTAAGTCATCGCCACTAATATCAAAGCGACCTATTTTGCCACTTGTTGCCGTAACTTTACCTATCATCTCTAAATTACCTGCAATGTCGGCGGTTAGCACAGTATCGCCTAAGTTATTTTTAATTGCAAAATTAGTATCGGTAAATTCGTATCTAGCACCTTTGAGATACTTTTGAATAGGTGTAACACGAACCCAATGGCTAGGCATTTCAGATAAGTTGAATGTTCCACCTGCCGATTTTCTAGCACGAACCTTGAAATAATACGCATTGGATGGGGTTGTGATTTTCCGTTCCCGACCCGTAAAGGAAAACGCTGATATAAAGGCATTGGCGGATGTATAGAATAATATAGCAGTAGTTGTCGGGTCGATTAAGGATGAACACGTCAACACGATGTCAATACTCGGTGAAACTAAACCTGTGGTTTTTGTCCGTAAATACTCGGAGTTGGAAACAGTTCCCCCAGTGGAAACGTCTAACCCTCCGACCTCCCATGTATCCTGTGTATAGGGTAAGATAGAATCTTGACCACCGATGGCAGTACCGACGGCAAGTTCAATTTTGTTGTCTGCGTAAGCTTCGATTTCACCTGCCATGTCGTCGATTTTCAACTGAGCCTTTTTAACGGCTTTTTCTTCTACGGCTTGTGTCATTTCGGAAAAGAAATTCTTTAATGTCGGGCGGAAATTGCCAAATTCTACTGCAATAACACGTTGTGAAATGGGGTTGTAATCGTATGATAGAACCTCTGCCGATGTTGTGAACTGACGTGCTTTGACGACTACTGCGTCGCCTAAGGCTACATTTTGCTCAACGTCGGCTTTGACTTTGTAATTCACTCGGGGCACTTTGTAACGATCAAGATATAACTGAGCTACTAACGCAAGATTTGAAACGTTGTCTGAATCGAACGTCATTATTTTTGTGTATGGTCGGTCGTAAGAAACATCAGCCGTCAACCATTCGGGAGTTAATAGGATTCCGTCGTTGCCGATGGGTTTTAGTTTTGTGACCACTAAATCCCAATTCTCCGTTATCTCGGATTCTTGGATGTTCTTTCCGTAAGCGAGGACAACTCCGTTATCTGCACCGATGTTAGCGGTTATGCGGATTTGCCACCCGTCGAAGTCGAGTACACCGTTATATTCGTCTGCGATTTGTCGAAGTGCGTCGTAAAGGCTTAGATTGACGACTGAGAACGTTTTAAGCGTTGTGATGTCCGAATATACAGTGAAATTCGTTGTGTCCTCTGTGTTGGTTAACAGCGTCGTTAAGGCGGTCGTACAGTTTGCGTTTGTGACGGTTGATAATTCGACGGCATGATTTGCTGAGTCGAAACCGATGTGAAAGGCTTTAACTTCGACCTTTGATGTGACTTTAGGATTTTTTATGCGAAACGGTTGATTGCCTTTTTCCTTTGTTGCCACGACAATTATCATGTCGTGCTCGAGGTAAGATTGAAATTCTAACGGGGCATTGAGTTCGATGAACCAATCGCCAATTTCTCGATGTTCCTTGCAGAATAGAGGTTGAATGACTCGTTGACCATTGGAGGTAAACACCGTTGCATTTTTAGGAAATGACTTTATCATAGGAATCTGCTCCGAGGTGTTATGACTAGTTCTGTGATAGTTCCAGTCCATGAGATTGCGTTGCTACCGGGTGCTAGTTTAGGAAAATCCCCCTCCATTTTTAACGTCTTATCGTTTGACGTTAGGTAATAGGCTTCCTGTGTTTTCGAGTCGATGAATACATATGGTGTATCGAAGATATAGGTAAAGGATGAACCGTTGATTGTCAGCACAACTGTTCCCGAGCCAGTGATTTTGATTAAGGGCAAGGATTCATATGTTCCTTGATTGGTTACGGTTGTTGGAGTTGTTGTGCGTGTTGTGTTGGATTCTGATTTAACATATCGAAACGGATCATAAACATAGAACGATATTGTCGACTTCTGCCATATTGCCAACGGATTAAAATCTATCCCTTCGATGACTTTTGCATATCTGATTTTCATCGGGTCATCTGCTACTTCCAAGATAACGTTTCCGTTTAATAAAGCGTAGATTTGGTCAAACTTGGTAGAATCAGTCAAGACGATTTTATATGATAAAGGGTACCCATCGAATGTTTCTAGTTCTTCGAAGAATACCCCATCTCTGCCGGGAATCAAATATGGTTCTGTACGTTTTTTTGGCTTTACAAACGAGGTTCTGTTTTCAACAATGACACCCAATGAAGCCAACGATGTACCATTTATGACTATATCCATGCTGATTCTCCTTTCTAACCGCCTGCATATACTATGCGATTGTCTAATTTATCGTTAAAATGTGATTCTGAAATGACTGCGATGATATTCGCTCTTTCTAATTCTCTTCTGATTGCGATTGCTAATTCTCTAGGGTCTGATTGAGGAAGAACATTACCACCCGAATTTGCATATGGGTTTTCATTTCTTGGTACGATCATTTCGCCTTTATGTGCCATTACAAGCATATCTTCAGGTAGAAATCTTGTTCCCATTTCGAATTTAGGTATCAACGGGATGTTTAATCCGAAGTTTTTACCACCCAACAACGGCACCCAGTCAGGGATTTTGAATTGTAGTTTATTAGCACCTCGAATAAGAAAATTCAATGCGCCAATAACCATATTGACCATGTTTTTAAAACCTGCACCAATGCCGTCTGCAATTCCTGATGCGAATGTTCCTAATCCACCGAAAATGCTTTTTAGTTTAGCGGAAATTGTATCCCAGTTTTTCCATAATAGAACTCCGATTGCGATAAATGCCCCGATGGCCAAGATGACTAATGTTATCGGCGATGTTAAGAACGCCATGACGGCAGAGAAAGCCCCGACTGCCGTAGTCATAGTCCATGTTACAATCGCACCCCAAGCAGCGGCCACGTTATAGGCAATTAAGGCAGTCACTAGTGTAGCCATAGCAATTCCTACTAGAGTTAACCACCATTCGTTTTCTTCAAACCATATAGGTAGTTCCTTCATGAATGAAACTAAATCAGTCAATGCCGGAAGTAAGAAGTTGATGGCTTCAACTCCAATGTTCATAAATATTCCTTCTGAAACGGCTTTTAATTCATCCATACCATCTGCAAATTCGTTTGCTTTATTTAAAGTATCTTGACTTAAAATCAATCCCGCTTTTTCAGCTTCTTTCCCCATCTTTTCGAGGGCTTCAGCACCACCTAAGATTAAAGGATTTAAGTCTTGTGCAGATTTGCCGAATAAAGCCATCGCCAATGCGTCACGTTCAGTAGCGTTTTCTACTTCGCCAAGTGCTTTGATGGACTCTTGAAATACATCGTTGTTATCTCGTAAACTTCCGTCAACATTAGTAACTGATACACCTAATTTAGCGAACGCTTCAGAGGTTGCTTTGTTACCATCACGAGCCGATGACATATTTCGTGTAAGTTTTACCATCGAACCTGTTAATGTTTCTAAAGATACATCAATGCGATCAGACGCATATTTGAATTTTTGGATCTCTTCAACGGATAATCCTGTCTGCTTGGAAAGTGTGTTGATTTCATCTGCCATTTGTCCGGCAGCGATAGCAGAGCCTACAGTTGCACCGATAAACGCAGCACCTGCAACGGCAGCGGCTTTACCAATGTTCTTGAGGTTCTCAACGGCTTGTTTTTCGGTTAATTGTCCGTTGGCTTTTTTTGCTTGTTCTTCAAGGCTTTTTAATTTGCCCTCGGTAGCAGAAATTTCACGTTGTAAAGCACGATATTGTTCTTCGGAAATACTTCCTTTAGCAAACTCTTCACGAGCGAGTATTTCGGCTTTTTTGAGCGCTTCAAGTTTTTCTCTACTGGTTGAGATGGCTTCTCCCAATAGTTTTTGTTTCTGCGCTAAAAGTTCCGAATTTTTAGGGTCAAACTTTAACTGCTTGTTGACCTCTTTTAACTCGGATTCAATGTCTTTTGATTTCTTATTTATATCTTCTAGCGCATTGGCTAATTTATCAGTCTTGCCATCAATCTCTAGGGTTATCCCCTTTAGGTAGTTTTTTGACATGAATACCTCACTTTCCGAATTGCTCACGCAATGCTTTTTTGTCGGGTTTTGTTTGAGTCATAATCCAACAATTCTCAAGATACTTTCTTCCTTCTTCTGTTTGATTAAGTTGATGGATGTAAGAATCTCTTAAATATTGCCAATACTCAACGATGTTTAATTCGCTGATTTCTAGAATGTTTAATTTCGTGTAGTCGATGACGAATTTATCATCCAACGTTTCAACGCTGTAGTGCCCCTTATCATCGTCACTTGGATAATAAGGGATTACAAGTTTGGGTGGTTTTTGACCTTTCCAAGCCATATGAAGTAAGCTTCTGATAGTTCATTCATCTGATCCAATGTCATTTGTTCGACAAACTCTACGGAAATATCTTTGTTTTGACGATTCTTGCTCAAAATACGGGATAAAACCTCAATGAATGCATCCATATCCTCGGTTTTTTTGACTTCCATGAGTCTTTTTAATGTCTTAACTTTGGGAGGTTCAACCTCTAAAACGATTCCGTTAATCTTAACTTCGAAAAAACGAGTGATGATGTTATTTAAGTCAAACATAAGTCCTCCTATTTCTCGCCGATTGGCGTTATTTTCAAATTAAAGAGCGGATGTGACTCCGCTCATACTAAGTTACCGGTATTTCTTCTTCGAAGATTACCTTTGTTCCTTCTGAATCTAGGGATTGCGCTTTAAATTCTGCATCGATAACGACTTCTTTATCCTTTGCAAATGCCATTGTGAAACCTGCTTGATTGTTACCAACTACGGTTACACGGGTCTTTCCATGATCTGCGTCGTCATTGACGAAACGGATGATGTATTGTTTACCATCTTGATTGCTGATACCGCCGATTTTTACAGTGCGTTTCCCTGAAGCTTCTGTGACTCGTGCGGTCGAACTCAACTTATCCAACGTCTGACCATTCCATTTCATGACACCACTTTTTAACATAACTTCTTCTGCGGTTAAAATGGTTTTAGAAACGGTTTGCAAGTCATCCTCTGCGGTGTAGTACGTCGGTTTATATTCGAGTGAAGCACCTCCACTGATATTGCCTAGTTCATTCGCTTCGGCTTCGACTGTTGCGTCGACTGGGATTGTTCCTGTAAATTCAAGAACGTATAGTTTGCCAGAACCAAGAATTATCTTTTTTCCTGCTGTTGCTGCCATTGATTATTTCCTTTCTGTGAATGTGAAATTGTACACCGTCATATGACACCGTTCACTCGATAGCCACATGGTGTTTTTGGTGTAATTAAATGCCTTTTCGTCGAGCAATGCTTCGATAAGATTTTCTGCATTACTTCCCGGCTTTCTGCTGTACAACTCTACTGAAAAAGAACGGTCTACTAAGTCGTTTGAAAAGTCAGAACCAAAACAATCCACATCTTCCATATAGACAATGTAGGGCAATGGCGGAGGGCTTTCAAAACTGACGTAACCAACATCTAACCCGGTTGTTTCTAACCACGTTTTAACGTCTAGCATTTTCTACCCCCTCCTCGACTAACTCAGGCAATCGCCTTTGAGCCAACTGTTCTCCGTAAATGATGTGAGGGAATGCTCTCGCTCTTCCCCCGGTTCTTGTTGCATGACCATGTTCGAGCAAGTGTGTCAATCGATGTTGACCGTTTGCCACATACCATGTTTTCGTTTTGTTGAATCGTGTTTCATCGGTTGTCTTGATTTTGAATGACTTCACATACTCATTGACACGATTAGACCGATTAAACGAAACTCTCTTCTTGATTTCTGCTTCGACTTCTTTTGATACGACTTCCACTGCATTTTTTGTAACTCGTGCGATTTCTTCAGAATATTCACTTAGTGAATCCATGATCGCTTTAGATAAGTTATCAATCTGTGTCATGTGTGCATCTCTAATTGTCGAAGCGTTAAATCAATCGGGTTGGGGGTGAAATCAAGAATGTCTTGCGACTGTATGACTTCATATATTCCCTCGCCTGTTATCTCTACATAATCGTGTGCATCGATTCCGATAATGTGCGGGATTCGTATCACTCTTGCAATATCGGTCTGAGCTGCTTGCGCTGCATAGAACCTTTTAAATCCAAGAATCCTTTTTTGAAATCGTATGCCTGTATGCTTAACTACCCTTTCATCGTTTTCATCAAGTCGGTAAATCTCACAAACACCGTCGTTGTAGACGGGCTGATTAAACATTGATATACCTTATCTGCAATTCTAGATACTCACTGTCATATCGGATTTTGAATACATCCCTCTGACCATAATATGAATATCTGACAAACGCTTTTAAAAGCGCTCTAGCGGACAAATCACTTTCAAAGTCAACTAAGTCGCTTACTTTGTTTTGGATGTCTTGTGCGCCCTCCTTGATGTAGGTAACGAGGATTGTATCAGGGTAAGAAGAGGGAGTGGCTAACTCCCCCTTGATTTCAACTAGTAATGACGAAATTAGGGCTTCGTTCATGGAAAACCCTCCTTTCTAGATTAAACTACAGCGACTGTGTTAACGGTGTCGATGTAACGTGCTAAACCGGAAATATCCAATACAACTGCACAAGCGTCATCAACCGCACGACCATTACCGTAAGTCTTAGCAATTAACACGTCGACATCATCCAATGCCTTGGTTTCTTTGTAGACATCCAACTTCACGGCTTGAATACCCAAGTCATACATGTTCGGCAATGCCAATACAGGAGAGCCCTCATCACAGTTGACAGTTTGAATAACTCTTGTTGGGAATGAGAAGTTAGGTGCCCAAGTGCCATTAACGAAAGACATCGAAGCAGGAAGAATCGTAGCGAAGTAATCTGCCGGATTACAAATCAATAAGACTTCTTCAACTTTGCGTTTTCCGCCATTGGTTAAAACTTCAATAACCGGCCCGTAATCTTCAGGGGCAAACGTTGCCAATGCAACTGCGGTTTTAGCAGTGTGAACACCGTCAACCGAAGTATTTAGTAAGCGAGAGAATCCGATAGGTTCATCTTTTCCGTCGCCATCAATAACTGCATATTCCAAACCATCAACCATTGCTTCTGCCAAGATAGCACGGAAGTAACGGTCTACGTAGGCTTCACCCAATGCAACGATGCCTTTAGGTACTAACAGATACGCGGCCAAACGGAATGCATCCATGTTGATACCGGTGATAGTTGCAGACAGTTCAGCAGAGATAGAAGCAGTAATAGCCCCCCAAGCGGCAGCACCAGTAGCAGCAGCCGAGATCCATTTCTTAACGCCTGCAGGTACGATACGGACATAACCCAATAAGCCGGATTCTTTCTTAACAGAATCAAGAGTACGCTCGATGATCGTTACAGGGATGACATCTTCTTGTTCGAAAGTCAGAGCATTTTTAACACCAACGCCGAACTTCGAATAGAAAGCCTTTTCATCTTTGTTTAACGTACGAAGACCCAACGATTTAGCGAAGTCTGCGTCTTCTTGGGCACGGACTGCATCTTGTGCGTACTGTTCAACGATTCCAGCGGTACTGGCTTCGATAAATTCATGCATTGCACTTAAAATGGCTTCCGTTTTATTCTCAACAGGTGCTCCCTCGATTTTTGCGGTCAAGGATGCGAGTAGTTCTTTGTTTGTATTCAATTTCATTTCTTTTTCCTCCTATTTTTTCCCGAAATATTTTTCCCATGCATTGATAGGTTCTTGTTTCGGATTCAATTGTTTTTCTACATTTTTCAACTTTTCAACAAGCCCGAATAAAATGCTTGATTCTAACGAAGCTTTGGCGGATTCTTCTTGAATCTTAGTTGCAAAGCCCATTTCAAACGCTTCTTCGGCTGTTAACCATGTTTCTTCATTCATCATCTTTTGGATTTTCGACACGGGTAATCCTGTCGCATCACAGTATGACTGAATGATCGGTTCATTGATTTTGGCTAAGTCTTCTGCCATCTTCTTAAAGTCTTCACTGTCGCCGGATGCAATCGTCCATGCGTTATGAATCATCAGTAATGATGTCTTCGGCATGACTCGGGTTTTCCCGGCAACAAACACAACACTAGCAGCGGAACAAGCAAATCCATCACAGATCGTTGTGACATGCCCTTTCCATTCTCTGAGCAAGTTGTAAATACCCAATCCCTGACTCACCTCACCGCCATAGGAATTAATTCTTACGGTCAAATTCGGTGTAGTCACTTGTGCTAGTTCATCAGCAAAGTCATAATGAGTAACGTCATTTTCAAACCACTTCATTGATACGATGTCGCCATAAATATTCAGTTCTGTGTTTGATTCGTCTTTGTTTTTAAAGGCAAAGAATTTTTTCACTATTTCTCACCCCCTTTCGTACTTTCCGAGTAGTTCTTTGTTACATGGTGTTCATCCGCCCAGTCTTCTTCTACCCTAGGCATTGATAACCAACGACGGATTTCATTGTGTGAAAAACCAATCGCAAAGTATTTATCCATTGCTACGGCTGAGTCGATGACATCGAAATGCTGAATACGCAATTTATCGATGACGATGCGCTCGCCTTTGATGTACTTCTCTTTTTCAATCATGTGTCCATTCAGAGCGTCTTCTAATACTTGAATCGGGTTATCGACTGCAAATGTCAAGAAATCCGTCATGCTTGTTGATTTCTCGGTTTTAGTTCCGAAAAATACATCACGAGGGATATGAAATGCAGTAGCGACATCTTCGAATACATGTCTGATCAGATTTCTAAAGTCAGTCGAATCTTTATTTGGTATCTTCTCACCCAATATCTGTAATTCAATGCTCTTGTCCACAGGGATACCGACATTATCGCCCTCAAACAAGCCTCTTAATGTCGTGTTCAGATACGTCTGTGCGTCGATTTCTACGTCTTCGTTTTCCTTTTTGACCTTCCATTTTCCAGGCATCTTGGCAATGATTTTCATTCCGTTCTTCTGACGGTAATCATTGAGTGCATAAGAAATCATCGTGTCCATATTGGCGTAGTATTTCTGCATCAGTTTTGCGATTTCATCGTTGTTTTGTTTTACGAGAATCACATCATCTGCTGAAAATGTCTTATTCAGTTTGTAATTTCCGATTGTGACATTTGAGTAGGTTTTGGAAACGAGTACCTTATCATTGACTTCGAATGAATCAGCGAGATAGAGCCCGTTGTTGTGGATGACTACCAGTGCGCCTGTTTCGTAATCTTGAAATGATTTTTTAGTGACTCTTTTCCAAAATGCCGTACCATCATCATTGGGATTTGGTCGGACATTTAACGTATAATATTCTTCATCAAATTTTTCTTTGACTTTGCCACCCTCGATTGCATAGTGTCTAAACTCACATTTTGAAATTGTGTTAGCGATCATATCGATTGCTTTTTCCATTGCAATGGTCTGTGCTTCAAACTCCAATCCTGCGGTACTGACGACTAATTGATAAACGGTGTTGGTCTTCGGAAAAATTTGTAACCACTCAAACATTCATACCCTCCTTTCACGCTCACATATAGAGCACCACTTCTTCTAATAATTCCCGTTGGGTCATGGCATGAACGAAAGCCATGAATCCGTCATTTTTTCTCAACTTCGGTTCAATTTTTTCATATGCCATATTCCCCTTTCGGTCTGTAATCACCATCGTGTTATTTGTGTACCAACGCATGATGGCGGAGTTACCAAAGTTTATAAGTCTGTTCGCAAAAGCAACATCAATCATCGGTGCTACTAGGTTATGTGTAATTGGCCCTGAGCGCACGAGAACAAGCAACTGATAAGGGTCTTCCTTCGTTCTTGGTATGACGTTGTACTTTTCAAAGGCTTGTTTCATCAATTCAAATCGGTATCCATCCATTGCGATGGCTTGAAGGTCGTATTTCTTGGATTCTTCCATGACCCACTCAACGATCAACTCTGCCGGTATGGTTGGTGTACTTACGACTTCGAAATCTTCAAACCCCGGATTCCCTTGATTTGCTAACGGAAACTTAATTCCATCGAAGTGGGATGAATGTCTGCATACCCATGTTTTTTGTCGCCATATCCACTCATCATCATCCTTAAAAAGAAAACCGGCAGAAGCAAAGTCACGCACACTTGCATAGTCAATAGCAGCGACACATGATTTTCTTTCGAGCTTCATTGTGAGTCGGATGATTCGTTCGGATTCTTTCGCTTCAGGGTTTTGATAAGTTGTGGCTAGGATGTTTACCCAATTGGTAACAGAAAGTTTTTCATCACGTTCAGGAATATTCATTCGTTTCGTCATAAACTCTGCACGCTTGGATGGTACGATTTTCATTTCGTGATACTGAGTGATCAATTCGTTTTTAAGATCTTGCCGGTAATGGATGCTCGGATTTGCTTTGACCCACTTATTCATTTCATCCACTTCATTTGGGTCATCGAGCGTATAAATAAAAGGCAAATACTTTAGTTCTTTGTACTCACCTTTTAAAACATAATCACAGGTGTCCATCAGTTCATCCAACGGGCCACCTCTTACATGACCTTGAGTTGAAATGATGATTTTACGGCAGTGTTTGACTTTGCCAAAGCCGGATTCAAATGTGGATATTTGTTTGTTGTCATCGTATCCGTGATACTCGTTATAAAGAATCAATCCCGTTTGCTTACCGTCTTTAGTACCAGCGTTGGATGTGTTGAATCTCAATCTTGACATCGTGCTGAGGTTAACGATTTTCTCACGGGTGATGTAGAAATACTTTTTGAAAAATGGATAATTGACTTTATCAGTCATCATGTCATGAACCACATCAAAGGTATCCTGTGCTTGTTGTTCAGCGTTGGCCACAATGTCGATGTGATACTTCTTTACGCCGTATTTCTTCGTCTGAAGAAAGTTTACCAATGGCGCAATGAATCCGTCTTTACCATTACCACGCCCCATGATGATAATGATTGTTCTGAATAACACTTGTCCTTCGAAGTACATGAAGAAAAAGGCATAAATGAACTTCTGATAGGGAAACAAGGGATAATAGTACCGCTCAACATATTTCAAACACTCTCGATAGGTATTTTCATCAAAAAACACATCATCACGTTCCAAAGTCGGTAAAATGACATTTTCTATGGCTTGATGGATGCGTTTAGGTACTTCATTTGGATAATCTCGGCAGTAATCAAGGTAGGTTTGAATCTCCGCACAATGGATCATAAGCCGTCATCGTCGTTCTTTTCTCTGATGGTCGGTACTTTTAAGCCCAACTCGGATAATATCTTTAGCATCTGTGCGCTGACCTTGATTAGTCTTTCAACCGATTCATTCGGTTTTGTGGTTTCAATTCCGTTTCCACTGGTAATTTCCATGCGTAACCCGTTCTTTTGGATGTCGGATTGCAATTTTTCCTTCAAATCGACCAATTCCATGTAATGTGTGATTAAATCGTTGTAATATTCGCCGATGTGACCTACATTTTCGAGTTGATTCAGTAAGTCACGCTCGATTATTGCTCTTTTTTTCTTGTCGATGATGACCACCCTTTCTCATGTGCGCGCCTGTATAGAGGTACGGTACCCTCCCATACCCCGTTACCTAAGTTAAAACCCCCTATATTCAGATTTGACCGGGGGTATATTACCATTGTTCATCATTTAAGTGTGTTTTCTTCTCATGTTTGACCCATCGACCCTCTATAATGTCGTGACAATCATGACATAAGGACACTAGATTGATTAATTCAAGGCATTTCTCGGGAAATTCCTTTAAAGATTTGATGTGATGTACTTCTGTTGCTGTTGTCAAGGTTGTTTTCTCTATCTTATCGAAAGTTCCTTTACATCTCTGACATTCTTGCTTGTCTCTCATCAAAGCTTCTCGTCTTTTGTCAGACCATTCTTTAGATTTATAGAAGTAAAGCACATCACCATCTTTTATTCTTGTGATGAAGTCCTTTGGTTTAGTGTTATATCGTTTCGGTCTGTTGGGTTGTCTTCTCATCTATATCCCCAATGTGCACGTTATCTTCTTTCTGCCTTGTGTGTGTAATGTCGCATATGTGACATCCAGTGAAGATGGTGCAAATCCGTATCTCAATCCATATCCGCCAAATCGCATATAGGCATTGGCGTTGATATAGTATTTCTTCTTCTCTACTAATCTCCTATTCTGATAGTCACATACGAACGTTCTCATTGCGTTTAATATTGGTGTGTGCGTATGGTTGGTTATGTATAAGTCTGCATCTGCAATGATCTTGTCTAGGTCGTTCAATGAGTTTAACTTCGAGCCGTTCTTTTTCCCTCCGCCAAATCCATGTTGCGAGAAGATACTGTAAACTTGCTTCTTCAGATTGCTCTCTCTTGTGTTGTGGCTTCTTCCAACGCTGACAAACAACAGAAACGAGTTAGGCGAATATCTGTCCTCTAGTCCGAGTCTTACCGCCATGTAACGTGATGGGTCAATCCCTGTGAGTTTATACGTTCTCTCTTCGTGGTTGCCTGTACCTATGGCTAATATCCTATCCCGTATCTTCATGAATCGTCGTGATACTCGTGCTATCTGTTCTTCCGGGTTGTTCTCCTCGGAGTAAATATCCGATACTGCCGTCTTAATAGCATTGTTGATCATATCCCCGTTGAGTATTGCATATCGGTATGGTTTCGCTAGGATGTACTCGATAACGCTATCCATCAAGGCTTCGTCACAAAATTCATCGCCCTCATGATAATCTCCGATAGGTATGATTTCTACTCGTTCCAAATCTTCGGGCAAATCTACGGTTATTACCTTGATGTCATCTCTCATTGCTTTCCTCCGATTACATTTCTTTCTATTTTCTCTCGGTAAGGATTTGCACCTTACATTGTCCGTACATCGCATAGGACTCTCGCACATTACTGCGTGCCACAAAATGTACTTTGATAGCGTCTACCTATTCCGCCACAAGAGATTAAGCACATAAGAAAAGCGGAGTGTTTTTCCTCCGCTTGCCCAACTGACTTTGAGTGGGTTTCTTTTATGATACCATTGTCGCACGTCTAATCATGTAACATGTTGCAACTTTTATAAAATGTTAATCAAAATCATCTTCGTCTAATATACCTGCAATTCTCGCTAACTGAAATGTCATTTTGTCTAAATCTGCCATCATCTTTTCTTTTAACTCTCTATTCTTTTCGTGTTGAAATTTACATCTCTTTTTAAGTTCATCAATCTTATTATATGCGCCGTTCAGTTGTTTCCTTTGTTCCTCTACTTTCTTCTCTAAGTCGGGTATCTTCTTCTGTTGCATATACTGTTGATACATTCCTTCGCAATCAACACCTTTGTATCGCAATATGCCATCTTGATAACTCAATCTTAATCCATCTGAAAATAAGGAATCATTTATTATTTTTAGTGAATAACCATGAATGACCAAATCATCTCCTTTTATTAAAATCTTAGGTACTTTAACCTTTTCTTGTTCGACTTCTTTATAAGGTAATTTTTCAACGTATTCCTCAGGAACACCTACATCATCAACCTCGTTAAAATAGTAATAAAAGTGTCCGTCAATTTCTCTTGTGTCTACAATGCTATAAATTGTGTTGGGTTTCCACAAATTACACTTTCCTTTGTAAATAACATAATCTCCTACTTTGTATTTCATGTTTCCTCAATGTACCTTTCTATCAATTTATTGATTATCCTCCATATCTGCACTCGGTCATAATTATATTTTTGTTCTAATCTCGTCTGATTCATCCGCTTGATGTACTTATCCTTTATCAACTCATCACACGGCTTCGGGCATACCTTGATAAATCTGTCTGCTAAATCCACCATAATCCGAGCATTGTACATTTGTGCAAATAGGTTCGTCTTTTTCTGTATCAGTACAAGTCGGAAGTCGCCACGCTGCGATGGTGGTTCAGGCATTTTTATCGGGCCGCTCTTTACGTTCTGCATTTTCACATCGATTCCCTCGAGTTCTTTCGAAATCCGATCAATCAGTTCCAGATGATAGTGATAGTTCTCGAGTGCTTTTTTGATGTCCTCCGCTACCATTCCTGTCCTTTCGGTATATCTCTCGTTTTGTCCTCATTTTCTACTTGTCGGACTCTGAAGTAAATGCAATAAATCAATAAGTAGATGTACATTTCAAACTCTTTTCCGCACCACTGAAATTCGGGTAAATCTTCCGTGTCGTGAATTTCGCACACATATTTTTCTGCTGGTCGGTATAATGATACAATCCCTATTTCGTACTGATGTTGAAGTTTCCAAGAAGTGAAACCGAACACCCATTTTAACTTCCTTTTGGTTTCCATATTTCCTCCTAGAACGGCAAGTCATCGGGACTTGGTTCAAAGTTGTCTACAAAACTGTCAGATTTTGATTCATTTCCGCTTTTTTTAGCGACAGGCAAACTGACATGACTCGCCACGACCTCCGTGACATAGACTTTCTTCCCATCCGAGCCATCATATGACCGAGTTGAGATTCGACCCTCTACGGCTACGATATCGCCCTTAGCACCGTACTGACTAACATAGTCTGCTGATTGATTCCATGCTACACATTTAATGAAGTCTGTTTTATCTCGGTCGAACGAGTTCGGTACTGCGACGGTAAACGACGCTACACTTTTCCCTGTGGATGTTTTTTTATTTTGAGGTTGCTCCGTTAAGCGACCTACTAATACGACGTTGTTAATCATTTTCCCTCCCGTTGGCACAGAATAGTGCACAAGTGATAAACCCTGCTGTAAAGATTAAACTGGCTATTAGCCAATATGCGATGATGTTCATGTTTCCTCCTAGAACAATGTTAGTTGTTCTTCTTCAAGTAACTTCGGGCTTATTGATTTTATTTGTTCCCTTAGTCTGTCTAATACATATTCGATGTTAGGACTCGCATAACTGTAACCCGATAATTTTTTATCGTGACTGTGATGAAATAAGTCTTTTCCCTCGTAATCGCCATATCGGGCCAACGCTACATAAACCGTGATTTTGTGTTCGCCTTTGCGAAATATATTCAAGGTTATGTCGTGCCAACTTTCTCTGTCAAAACTCACTTTTGGAAATTCTTTTTTGAGTATCTCGCTAAGTTGCTCGTTCGTCATATATTTCTAACTCCCATGTGTCAATAATGGCTTGACATAGCCAATAGGATGTTTCTTTGACTCGCCAATGTGTGCGATGGTTATTCTCCACCACTTGCCCGACCTCGCCCCATTTGTCAATTAGGGTCTGACCGATTAAGATGGGTTTGCCGTTGATGTCAGTCATAATCGCAATGTCATAGGTACTTCACTCAACATTTTTTCCTTTGCCTCCTTGTAGAAGTCTTTTTTAATCTCGAACCCATAAGCGTGTCGGTTGAGTTCGGCAGCAGCTCGAAGCGTTGAACCACTACCGGCAACGGGATCAATTACTACATCGCCATTGTCCGTAAATATGCTTATGAGTTTTTTAAGTACGGGAATGGGTTTTTGTGTCGGGTGTAATTTGGGGTAACTGTTATCGGTTTCCCATTCAAACCAGTTCATAATCATTCGCCCGTCATTGTTGAACTTCGGTAACTTATCACGGTATAGAACTACCGCATATTCGCAACCGCCTACAATTTTCATGTTTGCTTTTAAGACTTGTGATGATGATTTCTTAATAAATATCAACGGGTAATGATTATTGAACCCGTATTTCTGACCATATTCGACTAACATCGGTATTTGTTGAAATGCACAGAATACAATCATTGCCGGTGCTTTGCCTGACTCTTTCGGTTCTTTGATTAACAAGGTCGAACAGAAGTGCATGAACTCCGCAATCTTAAAATTCTCGTCGGTGTCGAAGAATGATTTACCTGCTAACTCCGATTCGCCGTTTGCGTTATCTCCGTCTTTGTACCATACCGGGTTCGAAGCATAGGCATTATTCCCTAGGTTGTATGGTATATCTGCAATGACTAACTGTGCCTTTGGTATGCCATAGCGTTTGTAGTTTTGAAAGTGATCGTTGTACAGTTCGCACTTGGTTTCTCGTTCGGGTTTTTGGAATGTCACAGTATCTCCCTCAGTTCCCTAAACGCTTGCCGGATGTCCTCAATCGGTCGCCATTCATCAAGATACATCACAGTACATACACGCTGCTTCTCGACGATTTTCCGTTTGACACCGTGTTCTCGCATGTATATGCAATTCGGTTCATCCTGTGGTTTTGGCATGGCTACGAATGTATCCATAAACGGTGGAGTGATGTAGATATGATTTCCCTCGACTCGAATCCGTTCTTTGACCTCTATGTTCTTTTTGGCTTCTTTCATGCGTTCACGTGATTCTTTATTCATGCGTTTCACTTTTTCCCTCTGCCACTCGTTGCGTTGGCGTTGATCTAGGTAAACTCCATTCGTAAAGTCCTCTACATTACATCCAAATTTCTCCGCTAATATTTCGGCACGTTCTACCGTGATGGCTTTCATCGTTCCTCTTGTGCCGAAGTAATTCGAAGCTCGAAGTTGCATGATTTCCGACAGGTCGCCAAGCGTCAGTTTTAAGGACTCTTTATAGACCATTGCTTTCTCTCGGTCAAACTTCAATCTCGGTGTGTTTTTTGTGATACCCGGTTTATTCATTTAGTACCCTTTCTAATCTGTTCAATCAATGTATTTCGGTCGACTGAATCGTCTATTTTCGGTTGTTGGTAAGTCGGTTCATATTCGGGTAGTATGTCCTCCCTATTGGATGGCTTGGGTTTTTCTTTTTCCCTTGCACTCCAACCTCGCACCGCTGCTTTCCAGTCTTTCATTTTGTTCTTTCCTACATACCATCCTTTTGATTCATAATGGGAAAGGAACGTTTCTGCATTGACTTGATACCCCTGTTCCCTTATAAAATCAATCAATTCTTCTAGAGAGGGAGGGGCGAAAGTCCTACTATTATTAACTCTTCTATTCTCTTCTATACTAATCTCTTCTATACTATGCGGTCGTTTGTCCGTCAGTTGTCTGACACTTGTCTGACAGTTGTCCGTCATTTGTCCGTCAATGATACGATATTTGCCATTTTCCTCAGTCATTAACTGTGCTTTTTCCCTTACATAATCGGTTTCTTTTATCCGATCGGGGCGAATTACATTGTGCATTTTCCAGTGTTTGATGACGATTACACCCGATTCAAACGCTAATATAAACCGTTTGCCGAGTAGTATTTTCAAATCATCTTCACTGGCATTGATAAATCTCATGACTTTTTTAGGACTGTTCACAAAGCCTTCATCGTCAGCTTCCATATTCAGATGAAAATACAAATTTTGACTTGAATGCGGCATTGAAAGAAATTCATCACTCTGTGTTATTTTCTTGGTAAACATTCTTTTTTCTGCCACTCTATCCCTCCCAATCTTTGATAAATGGTTTTATCTTCTTTTTAATCTCGTTGTATTCTTTCTGCTGAACTAAATCCAATCTAATATTCGGATAATATTTACTCATTCTTTTGAGTCTTGTTTTGCTCTTTTCATCCATCCAACCCTTAATCTCAACGTAATACGGAATTGAATCTTCTTTATCCCATATTTTAAAATCCGGTGTATAACTTCTAGTGCCTCTTTTAATCTCTTTGAACTCAAACACATCTGCTTCATACTCCCATTTGTAGATCAACTTCTTTTCTTTTAGAAAGTTTAAGTATCTAGCATAATTTGCTTCCCATGAGCTTCTTACGAATAAACCACCTAAATCCTGTCGCTTACCGCATTTTGTTCTAGAATAAGGGTTGTGTCGCTCTCTGTTCATTTGTGCGTTATGCATATAGTCACTGTGTTTTTGTTTGTTTTCTTCTGAGTTATAAACACTATTCGGGTCTTGCCAAGCTTCTTTAACTCTCTTAGAAATCTGTTTCCTATATTCCTCGGAGTGTGTTTTACCTAACATCCCTCTTGGATGTTCATTGTTCTTGTGATACTCTTTCATGTCTATTGATTTTTTAATTCTTAAATGAGGATAATTTACAAACGCTTGTGTTGCTAGTTTTGTTAATCTTTCTTTCTTTTGCTGATCACTTTCTCTGACCCAACCGACTTTTCTATACATGCCGGTTTCATCTTTGAATGATTTCGGATTTTCAAAGTCAATTCTTTTTACATCCAATCCGAGTTCTCTCGCTTTTCTGCATACATTCGTTTTGTGTTTTCCTAACACTTTGGAAACTTCTTGCAACCTATCACTTGAATAGTTTTTTTTGAGATAATCTAATTCACTTTCTGTGTAATTATGATTGACTGATATTTTTAATTTATATGCTCTGTTTCTTACACCACCAACGCTGCGTGATAGAATTTCTGATATTTCGGTAAGTGGTAGATTTTTTTGATATAACTCAGCGAGTTTTTGATCTTCCTCTTTTGTCCATTCATTCATTCGCCCCACTCCCTTTTAAGTTGCCCCTCGATGATTCTCATCTGCAACTTGGTAACATTCAAATGCTCTTGGTTAGCGTCATACATCGTCTGTGCTATGTCTCGCTTCATGCGTAGTCTTGCTATCTCGGGTAGTCCGTAGATGACTTTATCTATCATACCTATCGCCATACCACCGTCACGCAATCTCAGAGCTTCGGTTGATAATGCGACTTTGTAATCATGCTCGGACTGTGCCAAGCGTTGTCCGTTCTCTCGTAGGAGTTTCAGCGATGTGGTCAGTTCGGACATTTTACTTTGTAGTTCGTGAACGAGATCCATCTAGTCCTCCTTTGATTCCGTCGGAGTTTCGTTTTTCTCAACGATATATTCGATATATTCGGGTGTATTTGTTATATGAACAACTAACCAACCCCTCCTTAAAAAGTAAGTCAAATCATCATCTTTTATAGGATATGTCCTAACAACTGCTTGTCTCTTCATTCGATATTCTCCTTTGCATTTTCAACCTTCGCCGAATAGTAACTCACATGACATTCCTCGTTACAGAAATACTTATCATCTTCTTCATCTAAGTACATTTCTTTTTCATCTTCTATCCATTCACCACATTCATCACATTCTCTGTGGTTCATTTCCTCGTGCCAACATTCATCACAAAGTGTATAACCATGTTCAATGTGTTCGTGCGTTGCATCCCCTTGTTCAAATCTACTTCCACAACTGTCACATAAAGTGATTGGGTGTTGTGACAATGGGTTTAAAATCATGATTCAACCTCAACTTTCTTCAAGAAACCACATTCGATTGCTTTCTGTATTTCAATTGGTAAAGATTCAATGCCCTCTTCCGTGAAATATGTGTATGTCATTTCGTGTAAATAATATCCTTGAAAAGTAGATAATAAGCGAAGTGTAGAACTTCCAGAACCTTTGACGCTACACATAATGTAATATTTCCTTTGTGCTTTTCGATTTTCTATCGGTGTCAAATAATATGCGGATAACAGTTCGGCTACGGTTTCGTTAGTTCCGCCATAAATTGCTATTGCCTTTTCCTCTTTGAACACATACCACAAACTTTCTTCTGACTCAAAGCAAATTTCGTTTTCTCTGAACGGTTCCCCGTGGTTTTTTAATAATTCTCTTAACTCACTTGTTTTCATTTTTTGTACCTCCTCATTTCATCGGTAAATCCCGGGTATAATTCCTGTAAGTAAGTCCTCTGTCGCATTTTCATATGCTTGGAGTTAGTTGATTGATCTAATTTGAAATGGCATACCCAACACGCTAGTACGAGGTTCTCGGGTATCCCTAAGCCACCTCCCGATCGTGCGATTAGATGTGCTTGTTGAATGTTGTTTGGCGAACCACAGAACAGACAACAACCTTTATCCCTCTCATACACGATTTGACGGACTTTAGGCGATATGTCGCAAGCGTTACTTCGTTTGCTCATGTAGTTCTTCGTAGGCAATCATCACTTGCTTAAGTTCGTTTGTTTTTGCGTGTAAATGCCATGTGTAATCATCTAATGTGTTTTGATAATGGGTTTCATCTAGGATTCCTTTTATCACTCCTAAAGTTGCCTTATCTAGCGATTCGCTTGAACACGCTTGTAATAGTTTTTTATAGTCCATAATCCTCCTTTAACTGTTCCCACATTGGAACATTCGGCAATACTTCAACAAACTTGAATCCGTCTTTTTTAAGGTGCAGACAGTAGCACTCTGTGATGTCAAATCCGTTATATCGTGCCAACTCGAGATAAGCAGCGAGTTGAACTTCTAGCAATTCTGTGTTAATCTTACTTGTGGCTTTTAAGTCGATAATGACGGGTTGACCTCGGTATCGTGCGATCATGTCCAGTGTTCCGCAATATGCCCCGTTGGTTAACCGCTCTTCAATCCATGTCGGCTCAAAGCCTTTTAATTTCTTCGCAATCTTGTACTGAGTCAAGTAAGGTCGGATTTCATCATCCGGCAAGACTCCGATTTTCTCGAACAATTCCACGGATGAATGAACCCGTTTCCCTCTGTCCGCTGCTTTATCGAGGACTGCTTTCTCGATGTTGGCATAATACTTCATGGCTACGGTTCGCATGATTTCGCTAACTGATGGAAGTATCAGACCATCCACGATGTAAGTATGCGAGTCCTCGATGAACTCTATTTCCGCCGGATTCGTAACGACGATTTCACAGACGTTTCTTTCACACATTCGAGATATACCTCCTCATGTTCTTCTTTAAGCTTCTTCTGATCAACCGATACTCTCGTGGTCGGTTCAATATAAGTAATCGTCATGTACTCGTTGTCGATGGACTTCACACCGTGCTTTTCCATGTTTTCTTTGAGGACTGCGACAATGCGGTCTTTTTCTTTTTCAAGGCTTTCGATGGTTCGGATGATGTGGTCGAGTTCGACTTTGGTGTACTCCGCCAAGTCCATTGAGCCGTTGGGTTGTCGTACTAAATCGGTCATTTCTTCGCCTTTCTCGCCATCAGAGCTCTTGCCTGCTCTTCGGTCAAATCTTCAAGTTTCGCAATCTTGTAATGCTCGTAGACTTTTGCTTTCTCGGTTTCGTTCAATGTAACCCCAAGATGTAAAACCTGCTCGGCGGTTGCCAATTTTACAGTTTGGCTCGGTTCTGCTTTCTGTTTCGGCTCTTCTTCTTTCCCATGCGTGTTTGTATCATCTGAATCTTTTGTGTCATCAATAGCAAACATTCCGTTTAGGGCGTACTTACGAGCATAAGATGATGTGCTTCCAGTAATCTGTGAACCATCTTGACCTTTCTTGTTTTCTTCTTCCCTAGCAAATGCTGTAACTTCGATAAATTGATCTGTACCTATATCATTCAATTTAACGGTTGATTTAACATAATATCTCTCGCCAATCAGCGTGATTTCATCCGATATAGTTAATAGCAGATTATATTTTTTTAGTAACGGCTTAACAGACTCTAATATTGTTTCAGCACTCCTATATGAATAATTGCCGAACTTATTGAATAAGGATTTCGGACTTTTTAACTCCGATTGTAGTGCAAGCAGTTTATCTTTCATTGTTCAATAACTCCTGTCTTTTGTTATAAGCTTCTTCCAGTGTTGAAAATCTATATGTTTTCCCTTTGTGGCTTGTGGCAAAATTCTTTTTAAGACCGTTCGTGTTATCAATATGAACACCTACAACACCAGTCTTTTCATTTGGTTTCTTAGTTGTGTTCCTTATGTTGACTTTTCTTGTCACAACTCTTAAATTTTCAATTCTGTTATCTGATCTATTTCTGTTGATGTGGTCGATTTCGCCGTTCGGAAGTTTATTATGATTTAACAAATAAACAATTCTGTGGGCTTTATATTGACGACCTTTAATTTTGATTATTAAGTATCCGTCTTTGTCATAAGAACCGCCACTGTTTTTACGATCATACCTTGTAAGACTTCCATCTTCGTTATATTTAAAATTATTAAGAATATAGTGAATGGTATCTTCATCAACTTGTTTTCCAGATAGCAGCGATTCTTTTTTTCTCATAGTTTCCTCTCTTTCATAGGTGCGATATAACACTTCGTGTCAATGACTAACCACAACACGACGACCCCGGACATCATGCCGAGAATGTACATGACTACATACCCCATGTTTCCGCCCTCTCTTTCCATTCTGCGATGGCATCATATTGGTTCGAGTAGTATTTCCCGCCATCCCAATAGTGATTGCCGTTTTTCTCGTACAGACCCCAACACACGACATATGGTGTGTAGGAGTTCCACCCCTCGACTAAGGCAATGTCTTGCCACAGTGCGAGGACTTTTAATTCAACTCCGCTGACGTATATTTTCATTCGTTCCCCCCTTTTTCTATCAATTCCTTTAACCACTTAACCCTTGTGTCAATTTTCTTGAAAATTGCTTGTTGTTTGCTTTCAGAATAACCACCGAAAACATATGCGATTGCGTGTTCTTCTAAATATTCAAGTGCTTCTAATAGTTGCTTTTTGCTTTTCATATTTTACCAACCAGGTACCATGTACCAAGAGCCAAGCCGATCGCATAGAGCATCGGGATGACCCACCATTTTAAGCGATAATGTTTCATTTGTATTGTTCCGCCATTTCTCTAGATATGAAGAAGTGAATACCTCTAGAACATTCATTCCATCTATCTTCATCATAATCATCAACTTTGACTGTTCCACCTACTTTGTAAACAAATGAATTATCGTGTTTTGAAAATCCTTCTTGAACATCTAGCCATATATCGTTTTCTTTCTTTAGAATTTTTAAAACAAATGCTTCACTTGACCTACATTTCAATGTTGTGGCTGAACTTCTTTTTGCGTGTGCTGGTATTTTAAGCTTTGCGATTTTCTGCTCTGCAAGTTTCTTCCATGCAATGAACTCGCCATCAGGACATAACGGAAAGAAACCAACTGTATTTTCATTTGCTTTTACATTTTTTAATTCTGCACCACTCAAGATTGCACCACTCAAGTCTGCACCACGCAAGTCTGCACAACTCAAGTCTGCACTAATCAAGATTGCACGACGCAAGTCTGCACCACTCAAGATTGCACCACTCAAGTCTGCACCACGCAAGTTTGCATAACGCAAGTCTGCACTAATCAAGATTGCACCACTCAAGTCTGCACCACGCAAGTCTGCACTACTCAAGTCTGCACCACGCAAGTTTGCACCACTCAAGTCTGCACCACGCAAGTCTGCACTACTCAAGTCTGCACCACGCAAGTTTGCACC